AGGTCATTATACTTATCCTATGGTGGCGCAATTTTCAACTGGAATATTGGCGCACTTTTCAATTAGTATCTACAATTCTTTGAGCATAACCGGGAAACATCTTAAACTCTAATTGCATCTGCTTGTAATTGCAGAGAGGACAGCCGACACAACCGTGACGGCTCAAATTATATGGAGCGTCATAATACTTTGAATATGGTAATCCGTATTTTCGAATATAGCTCCAAACATCTTCTTCTGTCCATGTGAGGATAGGAAGAATATGCTTTGCGCCTTTCATCCATTTTCTTGTATCACACTGCTCCGGCTCATAATCTTTTCGATTTCTACTTTCGGCAGCTCTCATTCCTTCAATACTACGTTTGCCGATACCATATCTTTCTTTCAGTCTTTCACAACAGAATCGTCGGAGCCGTGAAGGAAGTCCTTTTTCTTCAACTAACTGAAAGAATGACTTTTCAGGGTGTATTATCCTCACTTGCGGATAGTGTCTCTTTATAAAGCTAATCGTGCCCGGTGGATCTACTGTGGTGTTAGCGTAGATCGCATTATACTTAATGCCTGCACGTTCAGCTAGGTCAAGTATAACTACACTATCCTTACCTCCTGAGAATCCGAGTGATAGCAGATCGTCACGTTCCATACTGCGAAGGAAGTCTATTGCTTGCTGCTCTTTCTTGTTCATTTCTATCTCGATTTGAATTTCTTGTTTATTTCTTTTTCAGCAGCTCTGGCCCCTTTCTTGAAACCCTCTACAAAGCTGTCAAAACAGGCTCTATGGATTTCTAAAGTGCATCTTTGCATAAGTGGGCAAATCGAGCATTTTTGGCTAAGCCCTGCGGACTTCTTGGCTATTTTCGTTACGTTTTTCATTGGATTTTTAAATTAATTATTACGATTTCTTTCCGCTGCGACTTCACTCATACACATCTTGCACCAGGAGGTGAGACATCGGTATTCCTTATCCCCACATCTGACAGTCCTGTTATAAAACCGGTGGAGCGGAAGGGAACGTCCGCAATGCGGACAAACCTTTCTTCCGGCTTCCGTACCGGCAACCGTCTTGGCTTTACGGTGTACAAGCGTACATCCCCTGCATTCATCCAGTCTGCCTTTGTACTTCCGGCATTTGTGCAGGGAGATGCGCCCGCATGGAGCGAATTTCTCGCAGTCGAATCTAGGTTCTGTATGATAGATGTTCATACGGCACTGTCCATCAAATCAAACAATGTGGGTGCGCTAACTTCCATCTCCGCCTCATACAGATATGAAAGACTGTCTTTCCAATAGTCATAATTTAGTTCAGTAGATAATCCCTTACGTTTCAGTCTGATGGCACAATAAGGTACTGTGCCGATACCTCCGAAGGGGTCAAACACCAACTCACCCTTGTTTGAATACCGTTCAATCAGTCTTTCAACGATATCGAGCTGTAAAGGGCAGATGTGGTTCTGCCGTTTCTTCTGTGACTGCTTGGTATTGAGCGTGCGCATACGGGTGACATCATCCCATATCCAATCTTTCTTGCTTACAGGGTCAACGGCCATAAATGTTTTAGGCAGCTTTCCGTATATTTCCAATTCTTCAGCGAATGATACATGTTCCTCGTAGTTATATATATGTTCACGTTCGTAGTTCCTGAACAGATGGCGTATCTTATCTATTCCGGCTCCTTTCATGTCCTCATAGCTCAATAGAGAGTTACCAGAAGATTTCCAACTTGCATGGGCATCTATCTGCCAACGGGCAAGCGAGTATTCACTCTTATTCTTTGTCACCGGCAAATCAGCATAGGCTCGTGAGGTATCAGAAGGCAACTTTCGGAAGAGAAGAACATATTCCGGGCAACCGATACCCATCTTTGAACCGTCCTTGCACATCTCTGTATATCCAAGCCGATAAGTCTGGTTGTTCTCCCTCACCACATCCGTATCCACTGTAATACGTCCCATGTAGCGGAAGCCGTGCTTCATGTAGTGGAATACGGTCATTTCACTGAACGGGTCGATAGTGGGCATACCGTCACCCGTAGCATTGCCGAACAGTACGCGGTCTTTCACATGGATGCAAGCCAACCGGCCGGGCTTCAATATGCGCATCAGTTCAGGGGTAAGGTAATCCATCTGCTCAAAGAACTTGTCGTTGTCCTCATTATGTCCGAAATCATTATAGGTCGGAGTGTACTCATAGTGATTGGAGAACGGGATACTGGTTACAATCAGGTCTACCGAATTATCTTCCATCTTCTGACATTCAAGAACATTGTCGTTATTTATGGCCCTCCAAAGTTTACCGGATTTCTCTTCCCGACTGGCGAACATCCAGCGCATCATTTTCTCTTCCGCCTGCAAGCCGAACAAACCGTTCTCACGAACTATATCGGTCATTTTGGCTACCATCTCCCGATGTTGCGCCCACTTCTGCATGAAGCTCTTGTATATCTCGCCCTCGCTTTCGGCATAGACGAGATAGAAGTCAACCGGATGCTGCTGCATGAAACGGTAGATACGGGCTATCGCCTGGAACTTGTCGTTGAAACGGTAGTCGATGAACATGATTGCCTTATGGCAATGGTACTGGAAGTTAAGACCCTCACCGAGCATTTCCGGTTTCGCAGCCAGATACTTCAGACGGCCGTCTTTGAAGTCGGCTATCACCCTGTCGGCTTCCTCATCATCCTGTGAGCCATAAACAGCCTTGCATCCCGGAACGGCCTTACAGAGTGCTTCACGTTCACTTTCAAGATCATGCCATAAAAGGAAATGCTCATCCTTATTTTCGGGACGGTTGATTATTTCCACCACACGGGCTATTTTCTCAGTCATGTTGTCCCGGCGTTCCTTTGCAGCATCAACAAGTCCGAGAGCAGCCTCGCGGAACATCTTGACCTGTCCGTCACGGTCGGTACCGGCAGTGGAGTTATCCACACTAACCACTTCTTCATGCACCCGCAGTTCCGGCAATTCATATCCGGTATCAGGATAACCCAGATCAGATGGTTTGGTCAGGAACAACGCCCATGTACTGACCCATAGCCAGAACTCCTTCTCCTTGTGAGGATAGAGTGTAAGATTGTTCGCTTTTGTGCTATCTCTTTGAAAGAACCTTGTAAGTGCCTGCCCTGTATCCATCACTCCGAGATATCCGGCATAGTGTATCAGCTCTTTGTATCTATTGGGTGACGGTGTGGCAGTGGCAACAAATCTATACGGAACTTCTGCAAACAGGGGAAGAAACTCCTGATAGGTCTTGGTACCGAATCCACGTAATACGCTCGCTTCATCCAATGAGGTTACAGTGAAGTAGGACGGCTCTATTCTCACTCCGTCCTCTCCGTCACGCACACGCTCATAATTCGTGACCATGATGTCGGTCGGGCATATCACCACATCAGCCATAGTTCGGACATAAGTAACTTTCATGTGCAAGTGTTGTTCCGCTTGTGTAAGGAACTCGACGACTACACGCTTGGGGCAAACTATCAGCCCTTTTCCACTTCTATGTTTCAGAACTACCCGCAGTATCTCCAACTGGGTTACGGTCTTCTGCATACCGAAACTGGAGAATATCGCACGGCATCCACCGGATATTGCCCAACGAACTGTATCCTTGACATGGGGATATAACGACGGGGTTAATTCATCCGGATTGACTTCAAACCCGGTCTGATGGCTGATGGCCATCTTGTCTTTCAGAAATTCTATATATTCTTTCATTATACTGCTTCTTTTAATTTATTCAATCTAAATACTCTTAACCTTTTGCAAAGAGCCTCGGTATTCTTTTTTGCCTGAGTAACCTCTACTGCGTTACCGATGAACTTCTTTTGGTCGGCTTGCGTGCCAACCAACACATAATCTTCTGGGAAGCCCATGATACGTTTCAGTTCGGGAATACGGAGCATTCGCATCTTAATATCCACTATGCCATACAGTGCCATGAACTCTTTGATTTTACGGGTCATGGGGCTGTCTGTTTCGTAGATTTCTATAGCCACCCGTCCGCTTTCTGTTGCAACCAAGTAGGGCGGCATCTTATCCATCCTTGCTATGAGCGTGAAGCAGGGATTATTAACGGAGCCGCCTGCGCTGTTGAATTGCGGATTCATAAGATAATGCCATTTCCGATTAGCAGTAATGGTCTGCGATGGTTGTTCTATGCTGCTTCCGATATTGGAGAAAGCGGTATTCATAATCCATGGCTTACAAGTAACTATGTTGAACTTCGGATTGGTCGTTACCGTACCTGCTGGAACATTGATTGACATAGGTATACCGTTACCGTATTGCATATCCAGAAAGCGGCTTTCAACCAATGCAAACCGGTCTTTCGTTGTGACCGTTGGAGCTGGAAGGTCTACCGAATGATTATGTCCATTTCCATAATAAGCAGAGACAAAAACATGGTGGTCTTTGCAGGTGATTGCACCTGCCGGTTCTTCTACAGACACATTCTTGCTTTCGGGATGTCCGCTGAACTGTTTGGAGAGGAAGCAGACTTGCGCTACTCCAAGTCTGCCTTGCGTGGCTACCACCGGACATGGTTCGTCAATCCCAGGAGCGTTATATTTCCCTGTACG